TAATGATAAAACCAGACCAGATAACTACGCCTAGACGCACCATGGCTCCTAGTATTTGCATCTGTTCGTCATGGTCATCTACATTCTCTTTTATTTTTCTGAGGATGCCTTTCTTTTCTGGCGGTTTTGTTTCCATTTGTTAATCTTGCCTTGTAAGAATTTTTGTATTCTTTCCTTTAACGCTTTAAATACAGGTTGTGTAATAGTCGTAGCTGCTACAGCAGTTACAGCTGTAACAGACGCAGCAACTAAGACTTCTTGTGATGGTAAAGGAATACTAGGTAAGGGTGGGAAGTGGATTTTTGGGGGTGGGTTTTCTTCTGTTTGTACCTCCTTTGTACCTTCGGGTCTTCGTAAATCGCTCGGAGGTACGACCAAAGGTTTATATGAGGGAACATCAGCTGTAGGTAAGGGTATCTCCACCGTTTCAATAGTAAACGGTGAAGGTAGTTCTATTGTGGGAAGATCCACTTAGCTCCAAGGAAGACCTGATCCTACTGTTGGTGTTTTCTGCTCTGCAATTTGTGCAGCTAAAGCAGTTTCAATATTTGATACAGTTCCAGCGTTATCTGCATCAAGTTTTGCCTTGACCCATCCAATTACTACGTCAGATGTAAGGTCTTTATAAGGTACTAATGTTTCTGGTTTTTCTAGTGCAACAGAACCATAAGCTCCAGCACTATAAGTACCATCTGTAGCATCTACTCTGTAGTGCACTGTATAAACATAGCCGTCTGCTAGTTCTCTATCTAATTGTGCGATTGTCCAAGTTGTTGTCATTGTTTAAAAATAAATAAAGGGTGTTAAATTAAGCTGCTTCTAAAGCTGCAACTTTAGCTTCTAAGGTTTCTATTTTTGATATTGCTTCTTGTAACGCAGCAGTAAGCAAAGGAACGAGTTTACTGTGATCTATCCTTTGATAAATTGGTTCGCCTTGTTTTACTCCAAGTAAGTCGTTATCTTCACTGGCAATTTCATCTTTAGTTCCTGTAACTGCTTCGGGAACAGCTGTAACTTCATGTGCAAAGAAACCATCAACTACTGTACTTGTATCAGATTTAAAATTAAATTTATAAGGTTTTAATGTTTTTAATCTTGTGATACCATCAGATATAGAAACAGCATTTTCTTTAAGTCGATAATCTGAAGTTGTATTAAAAGTAGTTCCACTTGCACCAGATCTTATATCACCTACAGCACCATTTGGATTTCTAAACTGTAATAAAATTGCTGATCCTGTTGAATTTGAAGCAACAATAATTTGTCCTTGGTTAGCGTCCTTATTAATTGAAGTTCCGGGATTACTACTATCCGGTATTGAAGTACAACCGTGTAACAAATGTCCCGCAGAAGTTAGACGCATTCCCTCAGTTTCTGAGTTATTAGCACCAGTATTGTTTGAACTAAAAGTTAAAGCAACTGCGTTTCCAGCATTACTTTCTTGTAAAGCTTTAATTGAACAAACTTTTTCTCCACCAACGTTTGTAATTCCTAATCTTATAAATGAACTATCTGGAGCATTTGCATTGCCTTTAGTATTTATAATTCTAAGTCCTTCAAAATTATCAACAGAATTATCTGCAATATGTACGTTCGCTTGTGGACTTGTTGTACCAATACCTACGTTTCCAGCTGAATCAATACGTATTCTTTCTGCACTATTAGTTTTAAAAAATAAAGTATTTGACGTAGAAGAACCATAGATAGCAGCTGAAATTCCACCCCACTCTACAACTGAGTCATTTGGTAACCTCATAGAACCATTAACATCAAGAGGTCTTGCTGGACTTGCTGTACCGATTCCAACATTCCCAGAAGAATTAATCCTCATTAATTCAGTGTCTGATGAGTTTGCATGTTTAAAGAAAGTAATATCTTTATCAGCATTAAAGGTAGTTAGTCGTAATCCTTCACCATTACTAGGATAACTAACAATAGTACCACTATCACCATCTCCGATTCTAAATGTAAGTCCAGCAACTTGAGTTCCTGTTGCAGCCTGATTAATTGTTAAATGAGTTTGACCAGATATAGTTTTTGGAGTTGTTGTACCAATTCCAACATTACCCGACGAGTCAATACGCATACGTTCGGATTGAGTGCCGCTTGCATTTGTAAAGAATCTAAGATGGCCTGCATTATTAGCTCCAGTTGATACTCCATCAATTTTTGCAAAATTATAAATAGTATTATTTGGCCCTCTTCCTTTAAATTGAATTAAAGGTGCAGAACTTGTGGAATGTGTACCAGTTCTTTCTATAGTTAATTCAGGATCATCATTAGCGATATGTAGAACGGTGCTAGGACTTGCTGTACCTATACCTACCCGTCCATCCGTATCTATACGCATAGTTTCTACAAGTGAACCAGAATTTATCTCGTTAAAAGTTAAACCCCCTTTAACTTCTATACCAGCCCAAGAAAATTTTTTATACACAGTTTCATTATTTGATGTGACCATCAAGCCATCATCAAATTGAGTTGTACTATTATTTGCACCTTTTATCCTAAATCTTGCCTCAGATATAGAAGTAACACCTAAACCTAGGTTTCCAGAGTCATCTAAACGCATCCTTTCTTCGCCATTTGCAAAAAAAGCGATTGGAACAGTAGCACCAACAGCTGAAAAAATAAACCTATCACTTTTAGCAGCTAGTTGACCTCTAAGAGTTCCGTTGTGCAAAATGTTGAAGTTTGTATCAGAACCTGTACCTCGATTTACTTGTAAAACAGGGTTTGCATCTTTTTGTATATCTAAACCAGCTGCTGGACTTGTTGGCCCTATACCAACCTTAGATCCAGTTATAACTAAGCTAGAAGCATCATTGTTAGAACTTAAAACTAGATGATTTTCACCACCAACTACTCTTGCTTTTACTCTAGCAGTATTTACGTTTGTATCTAATCTAATAACATTGTCTACCCCACCAACAGTTACCATGTGTAATTTTGATGCTGGTGTAGTTGTACCTATACCTAATGCACCTTCTGATTTATCAAAAAATAAATGTTTAGTAGAATCTGATCCTAGAAATTTAATATCTTGACCATTACTTATTTCTAAAGCATTTGACCCAGCAGTTCCAATAAGTACAGTAGAAGCTCCATTACTTCCACTTTCTCTCATAAGTGGAGTACCACCAGCAGTGCTTCCATCGTGAACTACTAATGTTTTCTTTGTTGTGTCTACGGTGACTTCTTTAGATACACCTGTAAACGAGTTATGTTCGGTGGTAGTTCCACCTCTAAGTTGTAATTGATCCGGCATTTGTTTAGATTCCTCCTAAGTTGAAAGTTCCTGATCCTTTTGCGAGTGATACTCTATTTGTTGCAATTTCTTCGTTTGCGAACGCTGCTCCTGTTATTGCAAGTCCACCTAAGTCGATAGAGTTAGACCCAACTGAAGCTGTATATAAAACGCTAAAAGTTGCTGTTGCTGATTTAGCAAAATCAAGAGCAGTATCAACAATGTTTGTAAATACGCTTCCGTTAAATATGTTTAACTGTTTAGTACCAGTATTAAAATATAAATCTCCTTCAGTTACAGGATTACCTAAAGCATCTAGAGTAGGAGCTGAAGCTGCTGTTCCTAGATAAAGAGATAAGAAATTATTTAAATATGTTGAAGCGTTATTAACATTAGTAATGTTTGTAGCAACAGTATTAACGTTTGCTATTGAGCCAGCTGTTGTATTTACATTTGCTATAGAGCCGGCTGTAGTATTGACATTCGCTATAGCATTAGCTGTTGTGTTTACGTTAGCTATACTTCCAGCTGTTGTGTTTACATTAGCTATACTTCCAGCAACAGTAGTTACATTACTGTTATTACTGGCAACTGTCGTTACGTTTCCAGATATTCCAGCAACTGTATTTATATTTGAAGCATTAGATACTGCACTATTAATATTTGAAGCATTACTTACAGCAGCGTTAATGTTTGTTGCATTATTTTTAACCGCGTTGATATTTGTTTCATTATCAGCTACCGCAGTTATGTTAGCAGCATTAGTAACAGCAGCATTAATGTTGGATGCGTTACTTACCGCAGCATTAATGTTGGATGCGTTACTTACAGCAGCGTTTATATTTGTTGCATTACCAGCTACAGCAGTAACATTGGAGTTGTTATTAGCAACTGTTGTAACGTTAGAAGAAATACCAGCGACAGTATTTACGTTTGCAATACTGCCTGAGACATTACCTATATCTGTTGCATCATTAGCTACAGTAGTGACATCAGAAGAGATACCAGCAACTGTGGTTACATTGCCACTTATACCAGCAACTGTATTTATGTTTGCAGCATTACTTACAGCAGAATTAATGTTACTTGCATTACTTACAGCAGAGTTAATGTTAGTTGCGTTACCAGCTACAGAGTTAACGTTAGCTATATTTCCACCAACGCTATTTACATTGGCAATAGAACCGGCAACGGTATTTACGTTACCTACATTTCCAGCAACAGTTGTTACTTCAGTTGCTTTCGGAACATATCTATGGAATGTATAAGTATTAAGAGTTGATGTTGTCTCAACAATTATTCCAAAACCTTGAGTATAAGTTTTAGTATCACCTGCTCCAGTAATAGTAACCGTAGAGTTACCTACAGTACCATTTGCAATAGTAATAACACCACTACTATTAGAGGTAAGGTTATTAGCTAAAGGCACACTGACAAGAGTACCAGCACCATTGTTTATATCAGGATTAAAGTTTGGAAAACTTGTTTCATTTGCTATCGGTACAAAACCACCAACTTCATCTACTAAGTCTATTATTCTTGCGTCAATAGCTGCTGTTGTTGCAAATTTATTATCAACAGAAGACCATGTCTGACCAGATCCAATTTGTTCGGCAGTTCCAACGTTAAAATATCTTGAATCTGAATATGCTGCTGAATAAACCTGAGTATCACTACCAGTACCAGAAGTTTTAATAGCACTACCTGATAAGCTACCTACATCAACACTATCTAGATAAGCAGTACCATCAATATAAAGATCTTTAAATTGTCTAGAAGATGACCCTAAATCATATTGATTAGTAGAGTAAGGTCTAAAATCTACAAGCGTTTGTACTACAGTATCATCTACCATAAACCTAATACCAACTCCATTAGGTCTTACCCGTAAGTCTCCATCCAACTCAATGGTGTCTGAAAGAATACGTATAGTTCCTGTGCTCTTGGAGAAAGTACTACCGTCTATTGTTATGTCATCTATAGTCGCACTACCGTTGACATCTAGTACTCCGTCAACAGTTGTGTTATCAAGAGTTGTTGTATTATTTACGGTAACTGCACCACCTATAGTTACAGTGTTATCAAAAGTTGCAGCATTAGTTACATCTAAAGTTCCCGGGACATCGACGTTGCTTGTAAATTCAACTCCGTTACCACCGGCGTTAGTTTGTAGTAATTGTCTAGCTGTACCATTTGCTAATTTACTTACGGCTATATCTGCACTTGTATTTATATCAGCATTAACAATAGTTCCATCTGCAATTTTATCTGATGTTACTGCCTGATCAACAATTTTAGCAGTTGTTAAAATATCATCAACTATATCATATGTTTGTATAAGATTAGGTACTTGCTCTTCTTGTGCTCTATATAAGAGCTGGGTGTTATTATTATTTAAATCAGCTGCTTTTACGGATGACCCCGGTGTATAAGTAGCCTTAGCTACATCTACGTTAGTGTCACGATATATACGTATTTTAGCTGGATTGGATGGAATATTGCCTGCTGTAAAGACTACATTACCACCACCTGTAGTAGTGTAACTAGTAATGTTGTAGTGTGTACTTGTTGTTTTAAGCACATCATCTACACGGACTTTAACATCAGACTCTTGTATAGAAGGAAAGGTAAACTGCTTAGTCGCATTACCATCCCCAGTGTATTCTACGAATGTTGTTGCCATTTATTTATATATGTTGAGGATGTTTTGAGATGCACTTCTTTTATCAACTTGTGCAACTTTTTCTAGACGTTGCTTCTCGATTACTTCGGCGATTCTAGGATCATCTTTGATTGATGCCCATGCCCTTTTCTTAGCACGTTTAAACATCTGATCTATGATTCTATTATGGTAGTAATCTCTAGCGTTAAATTGACCACGTTTGCCTGCTCTTATATCAGCGTACATAAGATCCATAGATGCTAACATCTTTTTATCTTTAGCAAGTTTATCAAGTTCTAGTTCTAAGTTAAGAGAACCAAGTGCTCGTTGAAACTCTGATCTAATGTATGGGTGATCTGTTAAGTTTGTGCTATCTGGTGCA